AAACCCCTTCGCAGCATGAACATCCGCATTTGTGCTAAATGCGAAGATACAATCATACTATCAACAGACAGATCTCCACGTCTTTCTTTTGCAGCCGTAAGTATTTGTTGGAATTCTGCTTGTACTGAAGAAGTCATTAGTATCTATACCCTTTGTCTTTAGTTTAATCTAATTTATTTATAAATGTCTCTAATTCTGTCTTGCTGTTCATCAGCAATAGCAGAAAAATCAGGTGGAGTATATTGCTCAGTTGGACGTCGGTCGGCCCACTTGATTGGAGCTCTTGCATCTCGATCACCCCAATTCCTCACACCATTTAATGTGGCTTGATCCTGGAAGTTCTGAATCATGTCTTCTATCTTTTGACCAACGGCTGGACCGTTAATAGGGTTATTAGCATCATTCATATTTATACCTTGTTGTGCAATAGCCATTGGATCAAAACCTGAACCATTTTTAGCATCTTCCATTGCTAGCACGCTTCCTTTGAATTGATCATTACGCGAAAGGTATCCTTTGCTATCTCTAACTGATTGATTGAAAGCGTGCATTTGCTGCAAGTCACCAATACCGTCACTTTGTTGATTATTGCTATTATTGCTTGATGATTGATTGTTGTCTGGTGTAATAGGACTATTAGATTCTTTAAGTCGCTCATAAAAAGCATCGCTGCCAGCAAACCGATTATCAATTTCGTCTAAACGATCTTCATCAGTTGGTGGTGGAGTTGGCTCAGGTGTAGGTGTAGGTGCACTTGGTTGTGAAGGTTGTTGAATCTGTAGTGCTGCTAAAGCATCACCAGACAGATGTTCTCCGTCTCTTGCAAAACTTGTCTTAAGACCTTTCTGAATATCCTCGATACCCATGCCTGTGCCTGTCCAGTTAGAAATCTCATCAGCATGAGCATTTCTACCGTAGTGATCTCGGTATGCGTTATTAATACGATCAGATTTAGATGTTGAATATGACTGTTTTACTTCTGCTTTCTTCTGATCTGCAAACTCTTGTGGATCAGGAGTTGTATTACTTACGTTATTGCTAGGAGTCTGAGGTGCACTATTCCCATTGCTTGGGTTATTAGTAGGAGGCTGAGGTTCACTAGCACCAGGACCTTGTCCCCCACCCATGCCTGGAGTGTAACCGTCTGCTATATATTGATCTTTAAAATGTGCTCCGCCAGCACCGGCTTGGTCACGATCATCAGTTCCGTCTCTATCGGAATCCTGGAAATCCATTGTCCGGCCCATTCCCTGATTCTTTTTCCAATCTTCGTAATTACTATATGCCATATCTAACTGTTATAAAGCAAAGCTATTCTCATTGTAGTCTAATTGTAGAGCTCCTCTTCTCAATAGTCCACCCATAGTTAATACCATTGAATCCACAGCATCATCATGTTGTGAATGGCCAAAGTTTAAAAGCTCGTCTTCTAAGATATTCCACTTGCGCCATTTGTTCCATACAACTCTTTTGTGTTCGTATAGACCTAGAACTCCACGTAATCTCGCAAGCTTGTCACCTTTGAATCCCTTGACTGGTGAGCAATGCAAATTATATAAAGCACGCTGGTCAAACATCACACGTTTGAAGTCACCTTCAAATGATGTCTGGTATGCCACAGCTTCTGGCCATATCACACAGGGTGACATCGTCGGAAAGAACTGACCTTCGTCATTCTCTAGCAGGATGTTCCAATCAGCTAGCATCTCGCATAACGTATCCATCTTCTCTAGGTTTCCCATCGTTCGTGAGCGACGTTGGTCAATCAGATATATCTTTCCATCCTTGATACCACCTAGTGTCATAACGGTCCAGTCATTCTTTTCACTCAATCCAGCACTCAAGTCAATGCCCACTCCAAGGCAGTCGTAATCTTCTGGTACGACACCTTTGACAATCAGTTCAGGTGAGATGCCAACGTCAGCATTACGTACAGCAGTATTTAGATACTGATAAGCGAAGGCAACTCGGTCCTCCATCTTTCGTTCATTGAGATACTTCATTGACCAGAACTCTGGCCAATACGAACGTTGCCTACCGTCTGCGTCTGTTATGACAGCTTTCTGGACAATCTGTTTCCAGTTGTTCTTGGGGACAAAGAGAGTGGCGTGAATATCGTCAAAGTGGAAGCGGGTTCCCAAACAGATAGCCCGTGCACCTTGGAACATCGTTGGTGCGATAACGTTAGACCACGTCTGCTCCATCTCACGGCGAATGTCTGGGTTGTTGATTGAAGCGGCAGATTTGATAGGGTCATCAATAAGCACCAGCTGCGATCGTTTAGAGGTGATTGCACCTTTGAGACCACCACACGCAACTGTAAAAGCTTCTTCACCTGCTGTATCAATTCCTGCAAAATCATAATCAATTGACCAATACTCGTCTGAACGTTTTATCTTTGAGAGCCTCACCATTGGAAAGATCTCTCTGTATTTATTACTCGTAAGGATGCCTTTAATCGTTGCTGACTTAGCACGACTAATATCAACCATGTACGCAATATATAGTATACGCAGCATCTGCTTAGCTGCAGTATGACGACCAATCATCCATGCTGCAAATAGACCTAATACTGTTGATTTAGCTGAACCACGTGGTGCCAGGATTGCTGTATTTGGTCCACCTATTCCTAGTAAGCACTCAGTATCTTTACCAGTACACAGCTCTGTATGCCATTCCAACATATGTTTTGCTGGAGCTTTTCCCATATATACACAGAAATCTTTGAAGTCGTCTCTTGCTCTTAGTACTGCTTCACTCGGTGGTTTGACAGTTACCTTTGTAGCTGTCATTAATGCAGAACGTCTATATGCTAATGCACTACTTGCAATTGCCATACTGTTAAACTTTTGTCTTTAGTCTAACGGCTAGTATCTACCCTCGGCATATCTTTGTGCAACCCTATCTTCTGCTCTGGATTTGGCACGCATAATAATCTTTCGCTGTCTATCTTCCTCAAATGCAATACCAATTGCTTCTGCCATTGCTGCTGCTTCTTCTGCTCTGCTTCCCATAAAGAAACTTTCTACACCAGCTCCTGGTATAGATGGTAATCTTTGTTGCATCCTTCCTTGCAATTGAAGCTGTGCAACACTTAAGTCAGGAGTATTAAGTAGAAGCTCTGGTAATAGCAGCTCAAGGTCATCCATTAGTTACCTCTGAATACAGCTTTGCCCATACTGCATTGATTGCATTCTCCATAGGTTCAGCAAACTGTGGGTCATCTTTAAAGATTGACGTCATCTCACGCATCACTCGGTCTGCACCCGCAAGGATTAGACCACGTTTATCTGTCGTTTTATTCATTCGGTCAGATGTTTCAATATGAGAGCGCAGTTCTTTTTCAAGTGCTGCTAACCGAGCACAGCCGTTATCACCTTTGATTTCTCCAGAAGTAATTGCCATTCGCAGCTCTTGTATATCAGAGTGTAAGGCTGCAATCTCGCTATTAAGTATCTCTCTCCTGTTGAGCTTTTTGTACTTCATCTTCACCCAACGTGCTAAATCGTTGAATGTTCCAGGGTATCTCAAGATACCTGCATATACCCAAATTTCAATAATGCTTGGAGTTACCTCAGCAAATTCTTTGAAGTCTTCTGACTCAGCTGCAGGTAACGTATCTAGCCACTGGTCTACGTATGTAAGATAGACCTTCCCACCTTTTGTAGATGTAGTCATTAGAAGGACCTCGCCATTGCACGTGAACGAGCAGACTGCCTATTCTGCTTACCTGCTTCAAGCTCATCTGCTTTAGACATTGTAGTCCTTTCTTCTTTACCTGTAGCACCAATCTTGCGGACATCTTGGTCACCTTGTGAACCAATCTTGCGGACATCTTGGTCACCTTGTGATCCAATAGTCTTACGGTCTTCAGTACCTTTATTAGAATCTGTTTTTCTAGTCTGATCTCCTTCTGCTCCAATAGTTTTACGGTCTTGGTCGCCTTTGTTGCTGTACGTTTGCCTGTCTTGACTGCCCTGGGTTTCCATTCCCATACGGTCATTTGAACCTTGCCTATCAATGACACTCTTGTCAGCTGTATTTTGTTCAGCAATCGTAAGGCGTTTCTGAGCACCTTCTTCCTGAATGTTTCCAACTTCTCTGTCTGCCTGTGAAGTCTCTTGAGTTGTAATTTTATCAAGGTCTACATTACCTTGTGCTCCAATTAGGTTCTGGTCAACATTGCCTTGTGCATTAATTTTATTAATGTCTACATTGCCTTGTGCGTCAATTAAGTTGGCGTCAACGTTACCTTGCTCTACAAGCGTCAACCTATCTTGCGCACCAGAAGAATCAATCTTCCTTACATCTTGGTCACCTTGAGCGGCAATGCTTAACCGGTCCTCTTTACCTTGAGTTCCAATCGTTAGTCTATTCTGCTCTCCATCTGTAACTCTAGTTAACCTATCTTGTGTACCTTGCGCACCAATTTTTTCAATATCAACTTTACCTTGTGCTCCAATCTGTTCCAATGCACCAGAATTAACTAGCGTTTGTAAATTAGTTTCATTTACACCTTCTGCTGAAATTTGGTCTAAAGCGCCTGAGTTTTGTAACTTCTGTATATCTTGGTCATTTAATCCTGATTGCATGAGCTGCTCCATTGCTTGCTCGCCTACTTTTTTCTGTATCTGATTATCAATCTTTCCTTGTGCAAAGATGTTTGCTTCATCAGCTTTGCCTTGAGCACCAATCTGTTCAAGGGATTGCGTACCCTCAACATTCTGCATCTGCTGTTGATTTGCAATATCTTTCTCTTGCATCTTCTCTTCACTTTGGATGCCTTCTTTCTGCATTAATTTTTCAATATCTCCTTGAGTTGTAATATTATCTAATTCACCGCTATTTTGAAGTCTTTGGATTACTTCATCATTAGCACCTGATTGCTTAAGCTGCTCCATTGCTTGTTGTCCATCAACCTTTTGC